ATTAGTAGCCTGCTTTTTGTGCATAGTGCTATTGCTAGGAATCCTTTACAGGATAGTAAACGAAAACCAGAAATGGGAAAAGATATTGAAAAATGATACAAAGATAGTTGATAATGATGAATGTCGGTTAAATAATCCTTTGTCAAAACATTATCATGTGCCTTATTATGGCAAAATCTGCATAGTGCTATCAGGTTTTCAATGTTATCCTGAATATCTTTGGTTTTGCTTCCAAATTTAGAACGTGGTATTATGTGGTGCAAGTCGATTGACTGGTTACTTTGGCACACTTCGCACAAAATTCGATCAGCCGTTGTAAGGCTGTAGTATTTTAGGTAGTTCTTTACGTGTGGTGTCATGACTAAAATTTTAAGTTAAAATCAGTAATCAGTTTTTTAAAGTTAGGATTAATATTTACCATTTCAATGAATTTTAAATAATCATCTAATCCTATTTCGATGCTCTTAAAAAGTTTAATCAATTCCGGTGTTAATTTTGCGATACGCATTTCTTTATCATTTTCGCAATCCAGGATTGAACACTTTGTAATTAATAAACCTTTATCAGTCCATTCTATTTCCTTTATTATTAATTTTGTTTTCATCTAAAAAGGTACGTTTTCGTTTATACTCCATTCAATTTCATTCGATCCCATTAAGACAGTATATGTTTCCCGGCAAAGAAAAGCAGTTAGACACAAAAGAATTTAGCGAACTGGTTGAAATGGTAATGATGCTATTTGCTAAGGTGTTTGATATTAAAATAGACTTTCCGGATTGGAAACGAATAACAGATGAATTATGACACACGATAAAATAACTAAAATAGTTTGCGAATACTATGGAACCGATAAGGCAACCATATTAAGCAAAACAAGGAAAGCCGAAATACTTGAAAAAAGGCAGATGCTTCAATACTTTTTAAGACATAAATACTCACTTATGCAGGTTGGGGAACTTACAAATGTAAACCATGCCACTGTAATAAATGCAGTAAAAAGGATTCAAAACTACATCGAAACCGAAAAGCGGGTTAAATATGATTACGATTATATTTCTTGGCAACTAAAAGTTTACGGTACAAAAACAACCACATTAAGGCAGTTGGCCGAAATATGGACTAAAAGAGTTGAAAAACTAAACCGGGTAAACACTTACAAAGGAGTATGCCTACACAATGAAATGTGCCAAAGAATGGTGGATTTACTCTACTGGGCAAAAAAAATGAATATAAAGTAGTTGTATATTAAAAATAATTGTTTAACTTTACTCAACTAAAATTTAAAGATATGACATTTATTTACATTTTATTAGTAGCCTGCTTTTTGTGCATAGTGCTATTGCTAGGAATCCTTTACAGGATAGTAAACGAAAACCAGAAATGGGAAAAGATATTGAAAAATGATACAAAGATAGTTGATAATGATGAAGACTTTATAAATTTCTAATAATGGAATCATACCAAATACAGGAATTAATTAATAAGGTAGAATCGAACCAACGTGAGATATTCCTTATCTATATTGAAAAAACTGGCCACATAGAGCTTACAAGATCGCAGGTTTTAAACATACTCAAAAACGAGTACATAACCTCAACAATGAATGAGTTTAACGACTGGATAAAAGCAAATAGAATAAACCAGGCACATATATGCCGGGAGTTTAATATTAGCCGGTTCCAGTTCAACCAGATGATAAACAACAAAGTTAGAAGCATCAATAAAATAAGTGCCTTAGACATTGTAAAAAAGATTAAGGAAACGTTATGAAAAATATACTGCCATTGGTAAACACGTCTTTAGAGCCTTATCTGGATGATTTTTTAATCAATGGAAAAGAAGGCCAAACATTTAGATTAACACATCAAAATTATTATAAAGTAGAAGGTAAAAAAATAGAGTTTGAGCCTGTTTGTTTGGTATGCAAAGAGAAAGCAGAAAGAAACGATTACGGCATAGGAGATATATTTTTAAAGATAGAAAGCGGGTTTATATTTTTCTATTGCCAAAAGCATATATCAGGTACTGGATTTATTAAGAACAAGTCTAAACAGCTTTGTTTGTTTTAATAACGTTTAGTATATGATTTCGGTGGCGATTGATTGCAGGACTTTTCGCATACCGACAAACTAGCAAGACTGCACAGTGGTTAAAACTAAGCACTATAACGCCACTGAATAATATACATTGTTATAGGGCGTTTTTAATTATGATACCACAGGATAAAGCAGTAGAATTAGTAAATAAAATGTACTATACACATGGTAATGTTGATAGCAAAACAGCAAAAACATGCGCATTGATAGCAGTAGAAGAAGTATTGAACTCAAACCCAACTTGGTTTATTGATCAAAATAAATCAACTCATAAATATTGGGAAGATGTTAGAACGGCTTTAAATGCCCTATAACGTTAAAAATAAACAGTGTTGGGGAATTAAGCTACGTTACATTAAACTGGCGATTAAGATGAAAAATGCAAGTCACAATAATCAATGACGTAGCCCCAATACTTTTTATTTAGTGTTATACGCTTTTGGTTGCGTAGGCAATGTAGAATTTTTGAACGTGTGAATATATTAATTATTAAAAACAAGTGAGCGATGATAATAGATAAAGAGGATTTTGAAGTACAAAGTAGTAGGGAGTTTTGGGCTGGAAGGTTAATTGAATTACCTGCAAATGAAGCATGGCAAATTGCTAAAGAAATAACTGAGGCTATTGAATACGCAAAAGCGAACGCTGATAATGCAAGTGATGAGAGCGAAGGTTGCACACACCCTGTTTATAATATTTTTACATGTGCTTTCGGTAAAAGACAGTGTAAAGATTGTGAGTATTATGTGCAAACTGGGAATTGCGTATAACGTAAATAATAAAAGGTCGTTTTAATGCCTTTTATTTAGTGTTATACAATGGTTATTAATTAAAAATTTAGGATATGAAAGCTAATGAATTAAGGATTGGAAATTACGTTATGAATAAATATTTTATGTTTAAAGTAGCTGAAATTTCCCACAATGTTATAAAAGGGTTTTCCACTTTAGGTGGACCAGATGTTTACCCAGATACAATATATAGTTTGGGAATTAATAATTTGAGTGGGGTTGAATTAGATAAAGAGTGGTTTATTAAATTAGGCTTTAAGTTTGATGGGGTGATGTTTGATATTGATGATAAGTTTAGAATAGGTGATTATAAAAGTGGATACCATTTAGTTAATGGATTTAACCTATTAGATAAAGTAATTGAGGTTAAATATGTACACCAATTACAGAACCTTTATTATGCACTAACTGGCACTGAGCTAACTATTGTATAACGTTGGCAATAAGAAACGAAAGGGATTTGAAAACGCTTCTTATCAGCTTACACAACACTTGTAAACAGCTACCACGCTTGAATTACAGATAACACCCTTTTGTTTTTTATTGCGTGTTAGCACTTGTTAATTATTTAAAAATCAAATAGAAATGGAAAAAGAAATTAAAAACGGAAAAATTACAGGTTATGAAATTGAAAAATCAATATCAATTCATACACATATTACTGACCCTGAAAGCTGGTTTATTACAATTATACCGCTTCAAATATTCGGTCAAAGTTTGTGTAAAAGAGATTGCACAGAACATGAAATTGCAAGATATGTAAATGTTTTGCTTCACAAAAAACTTAACATAGTGAATGAACTTATCAAAGATGTAGTACCGTTCACTTAATAAGTGCTAACGGTGGGTATATGAAAAGTAGCCCACGCACGAATTTTGAACATGGAACGAAACATTCATGGGCTATTTATTATATACCGTGTTATATGCTGGGCTTTATTAACTTACAAAATTTGATTAAATGAAAGATAGTAATAATTTATTTGAGGGAGGGCAAAAAATAAAATGCCTTAACCTTTTTGCAGGACTTGGAGGAAACCGATTAAAATGGCAAAATGTTGAAGTTACAGCCATTGAAATGGAAGAAAAAATTGCAAAAGTTTACCAAAATAATAACCCAAATGACACGGTAGTAATTGGCGATGCTATGGAGTATTTGAAAAACCATAGAAATGACTTTGATTTTATATGGGCTTCACCTCCTTGCCAAAAACACAGCAAAATGATGAAAGCTACAAGGCACGATGTTGCAGATTTTTTTGATATGAAATTGTGGCAAGTGATTATATTTTTAAGCCACTTTTACAATGGTAGTTGGGTTGTTGAGAATGTAAGACCTTATTATGAACCGCTTATAAAACCAACAAAAGAACTTGGTAGGCATTTGATTTGGAGCAATTTTGCAATAGATGATTTTGATATGCCAAATATTAAAAACTTTTCCAAACTTGGAACTACTAAAGATACTGAAATATTTAAAGAATGGTTAGGGATACAGTATGAAGGCAATATTTACTATAAAGGAAACCATTGCCCTGGGCAAGTACTCAGAAATTGCGTACACCCTGATTTTGGATTGCACGTTTTTAATTGCTTTGAAAAAGCAAAGTCGGGCGGGCGAATAAATTATGGACAAATAGCACTAAACTTTAATTATTGCACGGATTAGCCTTGCATATAACGGTCGAGGCTATATTTCAGTAAGGGATTACGTGGGCAGTTCTTATCAAACGACACTAAACTACCCAGCGAGAACCACACTTGAATAATAGCCGAAACCCTTATTGAATATAGCCTTTGTTAGGCAATCGGTTTTTATTTATAAATAATTTAATATCAATTTATTATGAAACAGACAATTTTAAACACAATTAGCGATTTATGTTCTAATTTTCTTTACTACGACAGAAAAGAAGATGAAGAATTGAGTATGGAACAATTAAACGAAGCTGTAAAAACAGGTGAAATAACAGTTGACGAAATGGTTGCTGAATTTAGGAAACATCTCGAAGCAACGTACGGTTCTCAAACTGTTGCCTAACATACGTATAAACGCACCAACAACTAAACTAATTGATATACAGTAAATTAAGCTATCTATTTAACAAAGTAATTATTAAAGGTTTATAAACGTTTAAAAGTGGATATATGAAACGAAACATACTTAACGAAGTAGTATTTTATGGACTGTTAGCAATAAGTCTGTTTTTTATTATTAAATTCGTATTTATTTAGTATCTTTGTTTCATGTTGAATGAGTTAGCTAAACATGATGCACAATGGAGAAAAATAGCTTGTAAAATAACGAGAGGAAACCGAACCCTTGCTGATGATATAGTTAACGAAATGTATTTGCGAAGGTTCGATAACGATAGAGGGCAGCCGGCAAATGAATACTACATTATCCTAACAATGAAAAGTATTTATCTAAACTATAAAAAAACTAATAAGCTGATATGCGTAAACGAACTAAGAATAAACGAACCAACTGAACCCGAATTTGAAGTAGATGACGAATGCCAGGAGTTTATAAACCGATTCAACAAACTATCATTTAAAGAAAAGGAACTACTTGAACTAAGCTACGATCATTCACTAAGAGATATTCAAAACTTATATAAAATAGATTATTCATATTCATTTAGAACAATAAAAAAGGCACGACAAATGATATTAAAAGATAGGATAAACGAATACTCAAACAAAAGACTAAAATTTAAACGAATGAAAAGTATTGGGTTAGGTGACACAATCGAGAAAATCACAATGGCAATAGGTTTAAAAGGACTGATTGACAAAATGAATATAAATTGCGGATGCGATGAACGAAAGGAATATCTAAACCGGATATTTGCATACAAATTGAAACCCCGTTGTATGACAGATCAAGAGCTTTTAAGTTATGCCGAATTCTTTTATAACAGAAAGTTTACGGTAAGCGGCCAAACATCAACCGGTAGAATAGAACATAGCGACATAGTTTATATAATCAGCACTTACAATGAGATATTCGGGACTGCAATACCTGTTCCAACCTGCACAAGTTGCGGAGGTACTGCAAAGATGCTAATTGAAATGGTTAATAAACTGGATATTGTTTATGCCAACAACATTCCGAAAGAAGAAGAGCCACGAGTTAAAAGACCAAGGATAAATAACAAAGACAATGCCAGCTCCTAAAGGACATCCGATTTGGGGTAATCCATTAAACCCTAAAAAATATACACCTGCTCAATTATGGGATGGTGCATGTGATTATTTCAAATGGTGCGATGAAAATCCAATAATAACAATAGAACAAACAAAGTTACCTCAAAAACTCGATGCTTCAATGATGAAAACAATGAAGCCAGCAATGATAAAAGCATTCCTTAAACAAACAGTTGAAATGCCATTGCCAAGAGCATACTCAATTGAAAGGCTTTGTATTCATTTAAACATAAGCAGAGAAACGTTTGACAATTATTCTAAAACAGAGGGTTACGAAACATATTTTTACATTTGTACACGTATAAGACAAATAATTGATTCAAACCATTTTGAAGGCGGTATGGCTGGAACGTTTAACGCTGGTATTGTAACCCGAAAATTGGGATTGGCAGAAAAGAAAGAAGTTGATTTGAGCATGGATGTACCTTTATTTCCTGACATTGATTAATTAAACTAAAAACTAAAGCTATGGAAAAAATTAACGAACAAACAAAATTTTATTATTGTGATTTGGATGAAGTCCAAATATGGATAACTAATAATGCGGGAGGGTTTTCATATGA